CTTTTCGGCCTCTTGTTTCGCTTTCATTTCTGCTTCAGTCATTTTATTTTCCTCTCGTTTAAAGTTTTTCGTTTCAAAAACGCACTCAAATTTTTCTTCACTCTCTCGCACTCCCGCTTGGGCGTCGGCGGGTATTGGCACAAGGCTCAATTCCATCGGCTCCCAATCAACGGCCCGAAAAACGGGAGTTGTGTCGGCACCATTATCAATTTCTTGAAATCGGTGCGTAATGTATCCAACCGAAACATTTCTAATAATACCGTCGGCCACGTCACGAAAAATCGTTTCGGCTTTTGGATTATTTTGCGAAAATCTTACAATCGCTTTGCCTTGACCATTCTCAAGCCAAGCTCTTTCAACAACACCAATTTGCGAATCAAGGTCGCGCGCGTTGTGGTTATTTAATAGAGGCGCCCCGCCGTTGAGCCTTCCCATGCGCACCGCTTCGGCGTCCATTGAAAGCTCCTCGAAATATGGGCCATCCATAAAAGAATTTCGCAACACACGCGCACCGGTTGACCAAACAAGCTCGGCGGTGCGTGCCTCTTTATCAACCTTGCTTGTTTCAAATTGCGCACGGAAATCAAATTTTGGTAATGCGATTTTTTTCATAATTTATTTTTCAAGTATGGGGGCTTTAATCAACCTTTGCAAACAAAATTTTTTACAGCAAATCGTGTTAAAAAAATGCTTCAACCCAAGCAAAGATAACTTGCGCCGCGGTATGCTCGTTTTTTCTCACGATACGAAAGCGTTTTGCGCCGTCGCCCTCGAAAGCCCGCATAATATTAAACTCGGCATTGTGCGAAATTGCGCGCACCGTCGCCCAATCCGCGCCCGCGCCCCATTGCAGCGCAACAAATGAGCCGTTGTTTCCAATTGGCACGCCGCCCCCGAAAACTTTAAGCATTACCGTTTTGCCGTTTGGAATAACCGGCGAAAGAAATAAATCGGTGCCCCCAGGGGCAACGCTCGCGTCGAGAAACTTAAAAAGGTCGGTTTTTTTAGGCAAGTTTTGTTACCTCATACGCACCGCCAACAATCGGGGTTGCGGCGTTGTTGTCGTTTATAATAATCATTTGCAACTTTTTTACACCGTCGCCGGTAAACTGCGCGGCGGGGTCGGTTGAGTCGAAAATCAAATCAATATCGCCCTTTGTTGAGGCAATAACTTTTTCGGCGGCACCGCCCCAATCCCAAGCAAGTAAAACATAGGCCAGGGGGTCGGCACCGTTTGCGCGAAACCGGCAAACCGCAACCTTTTGCCCGTTGGGAATTACCGAGCCGCCCGCGTCGTCGGTTGTAAGCGCGGCAACGCTTTTATATTTTGTTTCGCTGTAGTGAATGGGCCAGTTACTCATTTAAGGCAATCTCCTAAAACCGATTACGGTGGCAAACATTTCAGTTACCGTTGTCAAATTATCGTTTACGATAAGTTGCAACCTATCCTCGACGGCAAACGTGCCCGCTTTGCGCAACACAAGCGGCGTTTGCGTGCCAAAATCAAGTGCGGCAAGTAAATGGTCGCCCCCGGCTTGCACGTCCAAATCAAAACCGCCGACTGAAGCAAAGCGCGATTTTAAATCGTCGGTGCTCTTTACCGGGTTAAGGTCAACGGGCTCGTCACCGCTTTTAATATCGAAAGTAATGCCGTTGGTCAGCACTGAATTAATATTCATAAATTGCCCGAATTTGATACCGTTGGACCGCCCGTGTAAACGTAATTGAGTTATAAATAAATCGTAAGTTGCATCGGGCAGTAACTCAAAAATAACAGGTGTACCCGAGCCGTTTACTGTAAAATCATTGTTGGCCGCGTTGAGCAAATCAACTTCAAGGCGGTTGGATAAAGCGCCGGGGGTAATCGTAAGCGAGCCCGAAATTCCCAAAATCCCTTGCCGGGGGTCGTCGAGCGAGCGCACAAGCTCGGTTTCCGTACCCACGCGCATGATATTATTTGCCGACGGTGTAACAACCGTCGTGCCGGTCGAGGTCACAAGAAAATCATTTACCAGGGGGCGGTCGCCCATCTCGCCGCGAATTTTCGACTCGATAAAAACAATGCCGTTATCTTTTACAACTTTGGCAATGAAAGAAATCTTAAAATTTGCGTCGGCATTTAAGCCCGCAACAATATTATCGCGCACCGCAATTTCCGGGCGTGCCGCCGCCACGTCGCCCGCAACAATCGTGTAAGTGTAATCAACGGTTGGATAATTTGCCACGGGGCAACCTGCTACGATTTGCACGCGCACCGTATCGCCCGCCGAGCCAATGCCCGCGCAATCCGCAAAAGTGCCGAGCGCAAACCAAGCCCCGGCAAAGCCCGGCTTTCCAAAAAGTTGCTCAACCGTAACCGTCGCCTCGGTAATAAGCTTGCGTTTGCCCCCTATGAGCTCAACGTCAACGTCGTAAAACGGGGCATTGCCGCCGCGTAATCTCACGGCCCCCATTATTTGTTTTACAATTGTGTTTAAATTCACGTTGTCGCCTCGACCGCATTGGTAATGTTTGCACCCGCAATCGTATAGGTATACGCAACCGTGCGCAATACCGTCGAGCCGTCGGTGTCGAAAATTTGCCAGGTTTCGGAAATTGGAAACTTGCTTGCGTCGTATCCCATTGTTATTTTCGCTTTTCTGTTAGGTGTCGTTTGCACGGCACCGCGAAAAATTTCCACAAAATCTAAATCATTGCTCGCGTTATACGTTGGCTTTTCCGATTGGTCGGGGCTTTTAAGGTAAAGCAACTCACCAACTTTTTCGGCCAAATGCGTATCGAGGTTTTCAAACGCAAGCCCCTTTGTTGCGAGGTAATCTTGCACGGGGTTTGTTTCCGTTGGAAATAAATCGGTGTCGGTGCCGCCGGTCGCGGGGTTTTCAATTTTTAAAGGTTTTACTTTATCGACCATAAAAACGGGGGCGCTTTAACCCCCGTGCCCCCTTTCAATTTTCTGCAAACTAAGCGCGTCGGCCTAGTTGAGCAATTTGCAGGTGCATTGCGGTTGCGCTCTTCGCGTAACCAATTTGCACAATTGTATTCCCCGAGCCAACCGGCGTCGTTGTAGTTACGCCGCCCGGAGTCGCGGGGTCGGCATAATATCTTGAGCCCGCCGTCAAGCCCGCAAAAGTTTTCACAAGCCCGTCGCTCGCAACACTCACAGGCGCCGCCGCCGCTGCGCCGCCAACCGCTACACCCACAACGCGCGAAGCCGCGCCGCCGCTGCTTACGTCGGCCTTGCTCGTGGTATTCGCCGCGGAAATATAAAGCACGTTGCCCGCAACCAAGAGCTCGCCCGCGGTGTAATCGTTTGCAACTTTCTCGGAGTCGTCCACAGTGTTTTGATTATCCCACGCGGCCCCATCCCAAACATAAAGCTTGTTGTTGGTGCTATCCCAAACAACGTGCCCTTCACCGCCCGAAGCCGGTGCCGCCGTCGGAATACCGGCAAGCGCGGGCAAGCGAAATGCGTCAACCTCGCCCACAACGTCGGTAATAACTGGAAAAGTAACAGAGCCCGCAACACTCATTAGGTTTTCGCGCTCTTTCGCCATTAGATTATCAACAATCAATGCGCCCGCGCTTTGATTTATCGTGCCGGTTGCAGGATTATTAAAAGCCAAGTCGTTAACGTCGGAAACGTCCTGGTTGTTCATATCAAGCCCGGTTGGGCTCAATACAGGGCCACCGCCTTGCACCGTGAAACTATTCAGTGTTATATCGTCGGCGGCAATATCCATTTCGAGCGGAATACCGTCGGAACTAATTTTTAAAAGTTTTACTTGCGCCATTTGTTACCCCTCTAATTGCTTGACCTCAAAAGTTACCTCGTCGATCACGGTATCTTTCAAAGAAATTTTTAAAGCTTTTTCTATTTCTTCCCTTGCTTTATGATACGCGTCTTTTGCGTCTTTGGAAAGATTATGCGCAACCTGCACTTTGCCTCGATACATAGCAACACGGAGTTGTGTAATTTCAATTTCCTTCGCAAGCAAGGCAAGGTTTCGCTCTTCCAATTTCGCAACGGTTTCCGCGTGGCGCATACTTTCCACATGAAACCGCCAGAAATAAAATTGCTCTTTTTTTAGTTTTGCAATCACTTTGTCACCGCTCATAAAGCCCTCTGATACCGATTGCCGATTTCAACAATCAATTTTTTATCGTTAAACGGTCGCCCAATCGGTGCAATGAAATGCCCCGCACCGGTCGCAACCGTTGGAGTTATCAACCCCGCCGTTGTCTCACTTAAAAAATATTGTTTCGTGGGGTCAAGCCCTGAAAAAATTTCTCCCGAAACGTCGCCCGTGCGCAATACGCAAAGCGTCGGCTCGCTTTTGCTTTCACAAATTCCTTTTATCAAACTGTTTGCGTAAGTGTCGGCCTTGCCGTTAAATACTACGCCCCCCACAATTACGCACGCCGCGCCCACATACACGCTCGCGTCGCATGGCACGTTTTTTATTAAATTAAAATCAACCGGCGCCGTCGCTTCACTCGATTGGTAAATAATAGTTTTGCCGCTTAAATCAATCCACGGCCCCCATTTACCATCAGGCTTTTCAAACCTAATGCGGCCCGCATTGATTTCATGCTTTGGGATTGGGCCAACCGGCCCGGGCTTGCCGTCGGCGCCGTCTTTTCCAGGGTTTCCTTTGTCGCCTTTTGCGCCCTTTGCCCCCGCCTTGCCGTCTTTTCCGTGGTCGCCGTCGAGCCCTTTTTTCCCTTGGGGGCCAACTTCACCGCGCAAATCAACCCAAGTGCCCCAAGTTTCGTCGGGGTTTTTAAAGCGAAGCTTTGACCCATTCCATTGAAATTCAGGCGAGTCGCCTTGCTCCCCCTTGAGCTCAACCCATTCGCCCCAAGTGCCGTCGGGGTTTTGAAATCTTAAACGAGTGCCGAGCCATTCGTGCGCGGGCTCTTCGCCTGTTTCGCCCTTGTCGCCCTTGTCGCCTTTTTCACCTTGGGCGCCGGTTGCGCCAACCAAACCTTTTTCTCCGCGCTCCCCTTGGGGGCCGGTATACTCTTGACGCTTTAAAAGAATTTGTAAAAGTTGGGCGAGCTCAAGCGTGCGGAGCTCACGCACACCGCCCGGAAATTTTTCCGAAACAATTCTATTTAATGAGTTTAAAGCCGTGCTCATGTTTCAACCAAATTTGTTGTTGCTCGTCGATAAAATAATTATTTTGCCCGACGGTTGCAGGTGCGGGGCTCGCACTATTATCCGGTTGAAAGCTTCCGCTCGATTTCATTATGCGCCTTGGGTCGGTATCTAAAATAATTCCTTTTGCGTCGAGCTTTTTATTAAACTCTTCGATTTCATTTAAAACCGTGTCGGGGTCAAAACCTAATTCGCGGATTGCCTCGGGCAAAGATTTAATACCGGCGCGCACGCCGTTTATGATTGCATTCGTTTCCGAGTTGGGGTCAATCATTTCTCGGCTCGGCGGTGTATGCACAAAAAATGCGCCGTTTAATTTTATGCCGCGAAGTTGAGCCGCTTCCAAAAACCATTGAGAAAGCGGGCCGCAAAATTGTGGGATAAACATTTGCCAGCGCCAAGCTTCAATCGCTCGTTGAAATTCAAGCCAACCCATGCGCCCGCTTGAAAAATTCACTTGTGAATAGTCGCCCGTCAATGCCTCGTACGGTATGCCCATGCCGGTTGCAACCGCTCTTAAAAGCGTGCGCGTGAAAGGGTCAAACTCGGAAACACTTGGCGGGTTAGCAAAAGAAATTTCTTTCCCAGGGGGCAACACTTCCATGCCGCCGGGCTCAAGCTTTTCGGAAAGCGATTGCGTTTGGTCGTCGTCGCCGCCCGTTGGCTCAATATCGTGAATGAACGCCGCAAAGCACGCCGCAACTTTTTGCTTCACGATGCTCGCGTCCATATATTCATCAAGCTCGCGCAATGGAATTACCACGGGAGCAAACCAAGATACGCCCCGAATTTGCCCCGCCCTATCCTCTCGGAAAACGTGGATAATATCGGAAGCGGGCACAAGGGTGCTTTTTAGTGAAATCGTTTGATAAAAATTTGAAAGAGCCGTGTCGCCCGGGTGCTTTTCCCAAAGCCAATAGCCGGTTACTTTTCCGCTTTCATCAAACTGTATGCCGTCAATTGTGCGCGAATCTTGCTTTCGCGTGTCGATAAAATCAGGCTCCAAAATTTTAACGGCAAGCGGAATTTCTTGTGCGGAGCTCGCAAGCCGTTGGCGCACAACTAATGCCTCGCCGCTTTCGGCAACCGTGCGCATAACTTGCGCTTGCAATCCGTAATAATCTTTTCGCCCGTGATAATCGCACGCCGTTGTTTCGGCCCAATTTTTCCACGCGCCAATTAAAGGGTCGAGCCCTCGCCCGCTCGCGCTTTTTATTTGCGCGCGGATACCATAACCAATTGTGTTGCTCACGATTACTTGCAACCCCTTCGCGGCGAAAGAGTTGTTGCGTACCAAGTCGCGTGCGCGGTCGCGCAATGGTGCCGACGCCGCCGCAATTTCGGAAGCCGCCGAAGTGCTCGGAGTTTTCCAACCGTCCGTGCGGCGCCCCTTGCTTGCACCTTCAAAAAATCTTTTACTTACAAAGTTTAAAGCAACACGAGCTCGCGCGCGCGAGAGTGCGGTTTGCGGGCTCACCAAGGCAATTGCTTTATCGAAAAAATTTAACTTAGCACTCATCGAAACCCTTTGAAAATTTTGCGTAAAGCCTTTGCGACTTTGGTTTTAAACCAAGCGCGGATAACATTAGATCACGGAGCTTGAGCATTTCCTCAAGCGAGCGATATTCGACCTCTTTGTTTTCGTACTTTACTTTGTTGACACCTTCGGCAATTGCCTTTTCTAAGGCGTCGAGTTGTGCTTGTGTGAATGCCATTCCCTAATGCTAAAGCATTTCATTTTGCCCGGCAAGCTTTACCAATACGACGACTTGCGTCGGATTAGTTTTGGCTTTTCTACATTGTGCCGTGTTTCACCCGCATTTGCCCCCGCTTGCGCCGCGTTTATCGCCTGTTTTGTTTCAATTGGTACCGATATGCCCCGCATTTCTTGCCAATGCCTTTCGGTAAATCGGTCAATTCCAACGACCGCCGCCGCCGCGCGGCATAGTATGAACGTGTCAAGCGCCTCGTTTCGCTCGTATGCCTTGACCCATTCGAAGCGTGTAAAGCCTTTCACGAGCTTTCGTTGCAATTGCTCGGCGGTCAATTGCTTAAAATACTCTTCACCGAGCTCGGGAAAGTGCACAAAACCGGGCGGGTATCCGCTCACCGCAAGCTCGTCGTCGGTTGGTTTATCCAAACGCAAGAGCCCATAAAACTCTGATTTTGCCATTGACGCCCCGATTGACCAAACCTTGAGCCCTCGGCGTATCCTCTTCCCGTTTTGCCACACGTCGACCGCGTTGGGGCTCCCAATGAGCATTTGCAAACTATCTTGCCCCTTGGTTGCAATCACTCGGTTGGAAGGAAACCGGCGCACAAAATCATAAACGGCTTGCGTGTTGTAACCCGAGTCAATTGCGCAAAGCCTAATTGAAAGCTCGCCTTTATCCTCTCGCACCCAACTCTCTTGCAAAACTTTACGCACGCTTTCCCAGGGGCCAAGCGCCGAAGCGTCGGCGGTATCGCCCGGGAAAACCCGGTAATCAATAACCCAACTTTCTTTGCCCTTGCCCCACGCAACAACCTGCATTTCGAGCCGGTCTTTTTGCACGTCAATGCCCGCGGTTAAAAATGCCCCGCCGGTCGGCACCGTGTTGACTTTGTAAAGCTCGCGCCTTTCATACAAGCGCCGCCAATCGGGGGCGTCGCCTTTCTCAACCCAAGTTTCACCGAGCACGGTATTGACGAAAGTGCGGAGTTGATCGGGCTTGCCTTGCGCCTCGATAAATTCCCCGACCGCATCGCTCCAAGAATACCAACCAAGCGGCGAGTAAAGCGACGACAAATGAAAGCCCGCAACTTTAGAGTCGGGATTTTCTGCAACCCATTCCCCGCGGTTGAGCATTTGCGTTTTAAATCTTTCCTCGATTTCCTCGTTGCACTCAAGGCAAATATATTTCGTTGTGCTCGGGTCGTTGTCAACCCAACGCATTTGTTTCCATTGCAAGGGTTGCATCCATTTGCAATGCGGGCACGGCACAAAATATTTTCGCCGGTCGCTTTTCTCGTAAGCGTTTTCGATATTCGAGCGCCCTTGTATCGTGGGCGTTGATACCTGCAAAATTTTTCTTTTTGTTTTAAAGGTACGCGAGCGCGCCCTTGCCAGGGAAATTGGGTTTCCTTCACCGTCGACGTTTTGCGGGTAAGCGTCCACCTCGTCAAGAAAGATATAGCGCGCGGGCATCGAGCGCAAACCAACCGCGGAGTTGGCGCCGGTCAAAAGTAAAATGCCCCCCGCAAAATTTTTGGTAAGCATATTATTGCCCGCCTCTTTATCCTTTACCGATTTCACCTTGTCGCGGAGTCGTGGGCTTTCCTCAATGAGCGAGTCGATACGTTGCCGGGAAAATTTCTTTGCAAGGTCAACGGTCGGTTGCACCGCCATTGTTGGGCCGGGCGCATGGTCGATAATATAACCGAGCCAATTGATACCGCACTCCGAGCCGCCGATTTGGGCGCCTTTCATAAAAACAATTTCTTTTGTTGGCGAGCCGGTCGAAAGCTCGCGCATGATTTCTCTCAAGTATGGCGTGCGGTTGGTACGCCAACGCCCGGGCTCCGCACTTGATTTTTGGGAAAGGTAACGATAATTGTCGGCCCATTCATCAAGTTGCAAAATTGGCTCGGGCTTTAGACCCCGAAAAAATCCAATCCAAAAAGGATTACTCGTCGCTTCCATCGTCGTCCGTTTCCTCGGGCTCGTTGGAGCTTGGCCCCTCGATTTCAACTTTGCGGTTTTCTTTAAAAAGGTTTTCGTCGGCTAATGTTTCCAGGGCTTGAGTAAGCGCCTCGCGCAAAAGAAAGTGCACCTTTTGCACGTCGGGCTCGGCGGCGAGCTCCGCGGCTATCTTGTCGGGTATTCCGAAAATTGTTTCGCGTGCAATGCGGGCGACTTCAAAAGCGGCTTTCTCAACTTTATCTTTTTCAACCACGGTGCCCGATTTTATTTTAAACTCTAATTCTTTTTGTCGTGCGGTAAAAGCTTCCCGGTATGCTTTTGCTTGCACGTAAGTCATGGCTCCAATCGGCACGTTGGCTTGCGTTGCGTCGCTTAAAACGTCAAAGCTTTCTTTGCCCAAATCACCCGGCGTTACGCCCTCGCTCATGCTTGGCTTGTTTCCTCGGGGGTTTGGGTCAAGGTGCGCGGCGAGCTCGGCCCGCCCTTTTTCCAGGTCAATTTTTTTTACGCCCCCAACCATTACATACGAAAGCACGCCGCTTTTTAAATGCCCGTAAATCACTTGCGTCGAGCGTTGCACCTCTTCCGCAAAGCGCGTTACCGACAAGAGCGGCGGGTTTTTCATTTCCACGGCTTCCGGGGTCGTTTTCTTTGCTTTACGAGGCATAAACCGCTCTTGATAACATACTGTTTTTGTTAACTATATCAAGCGTTTTTCCGCGCGCTGCGCCACC